GGGAGGGGTGCCCGCTGCGACCAGCAGTTAACCTCCCACATAGCACCGCCCCCGGATCTCTCCGGAGGTGCTATTCCACTAGAATGTTCCTTTTACGGATTTTAGCTGCTCTAAGTACAGCTACCTTCGAAGGATCGTGCTCCTCCCAATAACCATAATGGTTATAAAGGAGCCGGCTAAGGCCATCTAGACGACAGGGTGTCTTGGGTGTAATTAGCACCCATCCCCGTACCCAGATGCGGCACAATCTGCGGTTAAACCCACCAGTCCAATCCGATAAATCGAACGGACGAAGTGGATCTATCACACACAACCCTCCAATAGGTTTGTCAGACACCAGGACTCCTGGATATCTGGCATTGACCAAATTGAAAAGGAAGTCACCAGTCATGCGGTAATCATTCGCATAACACGAACTGCTATATTCACATATAGCAGTGGCGAGATTTCCATCGAGGGATCGAAGAGATATGTCCTTTTTGATTTTAAAAGGAGTGATATTGAAGCCATTCCAGGCATCAACACCACAACTTTCCCGAAAAGGACCGGACACATATGATTTCGAACGGTTGACTTTTAAGCCAAATCGTTCAAAGATTATGAGGAATTCCTCATAAACTCGGGGAAGGATGATTATATCATCCCCGTACACATATGTGTTCGCCATCGCGTCAGAACGGCTCAAACCGGACTTTAATCCGGCAAGAACCGCTAACACCCAGAAACATGCACTCTCAATAGGGAAGCATAAAGCACTCCCCATCGGTGCATATTTTCGATGACCCCGATAAAGGGTCCCATCTGGGAGAAGGGTAGATTCCGACCTTAGCGCACGGAGATATCTCAGAGAATACTCTGGGAATATCAATTCCACGAGCTTGGTCGTAACTCTATCGGATGCATCCTGGAGATCTATAGTTGCGTACTCGTTGGTCTCACTCGATGAGAGAGCCAATTTGCCGTTAACCGTTTGATCCCAGAAATTTATCCGGCCATGGGAATTTGTATGCAACAACCTCATTAGGTTGCGGCTTACTCCTTGTTGGATGAACATCAGTTCCTTAGGTTCGCACGATATAGTGCGAGGGCCACGGGAGTCTTTGGGGACGAAAAGCAGTCGCGAGACGGCTTCTTTCCTTTTAGACCTTCTTACGAAGTCGATGATCTCCCCACACATGGCTGGCGAGATTCTACCTCCTGAGCGGTGTCCAAAGTATATATCATACCTTGGATACACGCGATGGAGTGATGGAATATAGTCAGCGGTTTCCCACTTACCCATAGCATCTTCTCCATCCGCTACCGCACCTGGGCCATGACGAGGCTCAATTTTTGTAAAAGGAGTCTCATCATGTCCAATCAACTCAAGGATAAGTTCCCTGAGAAGAATGGGATCACTATCATAATAAGACGGAAATTCGATATCATCGAGTTCCGCCTCATTACATTTCCATTTCTGAAGAGCGGATTCGATATCCGCGTCAGAAGGAGGAAGTTCAAGCTTATAAAAAGCATAGAACAGTGATCTGTAAGCACGTATCACACGTGCCTGTTCAGGTGTGGACCCGGCCGAGTCATGAATCACGTACATCAAAGTACGGCAGAACAATGGACAAGCAACGGTTAGGTCACTTGACACAACCTTGGTGTAGGGTTTAAAGCCTACAATCAAAGCCTCATTGTGTCCACTTAAGTGCGTATCGTACCACTTACCTAAACTAGGTAAAGAGGTCGTAAGGAACTTAATGGACTCATGATTCGTTCGCGATTCAACATAACGAAAATCACGAAGGATTTCCTTCCTGATATTAAGTTGTGTTTTCACGCGGAGAGTATCACTACTCTCAATCAAGGTGGCTATATCTTCGAGTAGATTTCGGATAACACCGAGAAGTATCTCGACACGGCTATTCTGGTTCCCTTTTTTCAAAGGTAAAACCTCCGCATGGCCAGATCCTAGGAATCCAGAGACTGTCTAGTCCGGTTCTTCACCGGAATCGACTACGTCTCGTCTCTGAGGAGCTTCGCAAGGTTCGTATCGGTAAAGAAACCGTTCGCGAACGCTACGAGGTCCTGTTGGTTCGTTGTCGTGAATGACGACCCCGGGTCGACTGTCATGGTGACATTAAGCACCAATTTTTCAGTCTTCGCGAGTGAGTCATTCCACTTCGAGTGAACAAACTGCACCAAATGCCGACGTATCGGATTGGCGCCTTTTGCCACTGAAGGGCCGGCATTGGAATGCCGGATAGACATCGTTCTCATGTCAGTCGGCGTTGCATCAGTCTCCACCCAATCCGACCCGTTTTGCAAACGGGAAGTAATGGTGAAGTCCTGATCAGTCGCTGCATGATTTGGGAGCGAGATAGGATCTGCGTATGCCATGTTGTTTTCCTTAATCCAGGGTTCTATACCCTGGCAAGAGGTCGGGGCGGCGTCCTCACGACGCGTGTAACATATAGTTACTTCTTTCGGGGAGGATAGAAATCTCCACCGACAGCGCCTATGATCGAAAGATGGTACCAATCACTTGGTAAACGAAGGTAATCAGGTTGGTCCGGATAGGGCAAACCTGATTGTCGCCAGTACAACTTATACTTCCAAGCTCCATCAAAACCGGGCTCTTCGTGCCACTCACCACCGAAATATCGGTAATGTGAGACGTCACCAGACACCTCGATTGTGAAGGAGTGACCAGTTCCTAGTAGGGTAACACCCGCATTATACGGGTTGAAACCATACGCCGTTTGCCAAATTCGGCTACGGTAGGATAGGAAATAGTCTATCAGCCATGAAAATGGTATAGCTTCCCAAACTATACCAATGGGATTGGTAATCCCTTGCATGACTGACCAGAGTATATTTAACCCATGTGCACCTTCCAGATAACCTTCTGGAATGTCAAGAAATATCTTGCCGCGTGCGTGGTAATCGATCTTTAAGTCGATAAAACGCACGGCGATGTGATGGGTTCCGTTAGAGTGGAACACGGCAAAATCGTCACCTTTAAAAATGGTGGCGAAAAGCTCGTCAGGAATTAGCTCGTTCTTGTCAAAGGACACAAGGTCCTCCAGATTCGTTCGAGAATAATCCCTGTAAACCACTTTGTGATTGTGATCCTGTAGCCACTTCATCTTTTTCCAAGCTGAAGACATGCCACAAAGGATCGCCTGCAAGTCTTTGATAAAAGGTTTTATGGCAAAATTCCAAGCCAACCAAGCTGCTCTCGCATGCTTGATGCCTTGTTTCAGAAACCGCTTTAGGGCGGCCTGATAATTTTTCATAATCCTTTCATAAATCGTTTTGAAGCGATTTATGCCTCGAAGACTTCCCTCGATCGTTTCTATTAATTCTAATAGAAAGTTCACAAGGGAGACGTCAGCAGTCACAATCTGGGTTATCGCATTCTCACTTCGAAGAGCAAGCTCATCGAGTGCGTCTGCATCCAGAAACGGGTATTGGCGTCGTACGAGATCGCGTGGAGTGTAGGGCGAGGTAAACTCGACTACAGGTCCATCGATATCGTATAATGTGGGAAAAGGCTGACAAGGCCCTTCCCACTCCTCTCTTACACAAGGGTTCATCCAATTTTGGATGTAGCCGTGCGTATCCCACATCTCCTTACTCTTCGGTGAAGAAGGGTAGATCGATGTGGAAAAGGGTACATGGACATCATCGCCAGGCTGGTGTATAACACCAGTTAAGGCGGTATATTCCATCTTAGGGTCCCCTCGATAGCGGTGACCGGCATTCCGGCCAGTAGAGAAAGAAGTTTTCCGGTGACGGAACTTCTTCTTCACTGTTTTCGCTGGAGAGTCGCATAAGCCCATGAGAGTAACCTCCGCTAGTCTCCC